CTTTGCGAAGGAGGAAAGGGCGAAGCACTGAATCGCGTAAGCGTGCAGCGCGGTGACCAAAGCGAAGCAAAATCAGATAGCTTCGACCATTGGGGTCCCGCCTCGGTTTTTCCCGGCACGGGGGACCCAAAGTTCCTCCATCCCCCGGATGAGGATCCGGCCGTTATCACGCAAGACCGCGCGCGATCACGCCAGAATGGACGGTCCCGCTCTTTGGGGAAACTTCGAGTACGTCTTCAGCAGTGACCTCAAGGCGGCAATCTCTGCACTCAAACAGTTGCAACGGTGCCGCCGCGCCAATTTCGGTGCGGAATCGCGCAAATCGCATAGACTTGCCGCAACTCGGGCACTGCGCCAGTCGATCCGTGCTGACTGTGTCAAGGCGCATGAGGAATGACGATGCGTAGTGACCTAGGGATTGGTGAGCGTCCCCTCTTGAAGTGTCAATTGCTCGCAAAGCTCGGCGGTCTGAAGCCAGCTTTCAGCTAGTGCGAGCCAACTAAATTTGTCGTCCTCATTTCGAGCGTTTTTTGCTCTCTGCTGGTATTCCGCCGCGCGAGCGCGGTAGTGGTTGTACGCAGACACTGAAAGACCCCCACACATGGTTCGGCGCCCGAACTTCCCCCTTTCCATGATCGCCCAAACTGGTTGCTGAGACCTTATCAATGCCGCGGCGTCGTGCCTGCCGCCACTCCAGACTAATTGTTGGGCAGAGCCACTACAGATCCGCTTGCCCGCAGCAGTGCTGCCCCGTGCGCTGTTGCTGGGGATGGATCGGCGCACCTCCTCCCGGGATCCTCAGAGAACAAATCGGAAACACGCTCCCCTAGGGCCTAGTCAAAAAGGAGCAGACAAGCTTGACTTGGATCAAGGCACCCTTTTTCGCAGGACGCTCTTTGGGTGCACTCTGGTCTTGGGGGGAACGTCAATGGCGCGGCGCGAAAGAAGCAGTGCGAAGCTGCCTGTGCAGCGCCTTGAGCCGGCCGATCGTGTTGTTGTGAACGCGTTCGCCGATTTGCGGTACCTTCGACGCCAACAATTCCCGACAACGCCACCACGTGCATTGCGACGGCTCGAACGTACGACTTGGGATCAGTTAATCAACTATCTGATGAATCTGCCGCCGCCTCCATGATTTATGAGCGGGTTTGCAGCTAGCCCAACGGTACAGCCGAAAAAATCTTATGCGTCGTCGTTTATGTCGCCCGATCCCCAAATCGTCAGCCACATTTCATGATCGCAGGGCGGGGCATTTATGAACGCGAATAAGGGTGTCAATCTTTTCGGCCATCGAATCGGGACGGTGCATTTCTTTACCGCATCGACAAGTTGGCATGTCGGCGCCGCCGGGCACAGTCCTCTTTCGAGCCGCTAGTAGCCGTTTGCTGTTAGTTTGCTCGGAGGTCCCATGATCGTCGGCCCAGTCGTGATCATGCTCGCGCGTCAGGAGCGCGGTCAGCTGTTCGGAAATTGCGGCTCTTTACTGCCATCGATGCGTATCGCACCCACATCGCCGCCGACGCGCCAAATCACCCTATATGCCCCATCTTCCTCTGAACTGATGCCGGGAAAGCTTAACATAAATCGATCCGGCACTGCGAAATGTCGGGTGCTGACCCGCACGCCACCCTCTGACATATTAACAACGAGGCAATAGCGGGCCGCAGTTCCGTCGCCCGTTGTCATCTTCGCGACCCGCCCCAGCTCCTGGCGCGGGTATTGCCGTCGTTCCACTAAGACTGTCATGTTCTACCCAGCCGTGATCTGAGCGCCCACCAGCCATTCCTGGTCAAGGATGACGAATAATCTCTTGGCGTCGGATTAACTGCGACGCTCGAATTCGCGGTGGATTATCTAAAATTCATAGGAGACGTCGTTTAGAGCAAACCGTCGAAACGGTCACTAGGGGCTTCCCTGACCAATTCGCTTGCGCGACGTTCTCGTCTTCCTCCGCAATCGCTACAGCTGCGTCCAGCTGCGTCCCGAGGGCGCAACACAGTGATGCACCTCAGCTGTGCGGCACTTGCTCCTCGAGAACGCCCTAGACGAAGAAGAGTGGGGAAAGGCGGGCAGTGCTTCCTTGACGGCAAAAGATATTCGGCTGCACCTTGGCAAGGGCCGAACGCGGAGCCTTGTGATCATGCCGCTTACGTTTACCGCGCCGATTGAGCACGTGCCGGACCCAAGTATCGTAGCATTTCAGGCACAGGAGATCGGGTCCGCAGCTAGGGTGCGCGCGACCGGTTACATCCCACCTCTCCGGACCGCCGAACCGGGATGGATGCTGTCGATCCCCAGTATTACAGTCGAGCAGGCAGCAACGCTCAGGCTGCTGGCAGAAGCCGCTTACGAGCTAGACGCATTCAAGTCCAAGCTCAGCCGCACCGAGGCCGATTGCAGGATTGCTGCGCTCAGCGCCAAGCTCAAACTGCTCGATGGGCCACCGCATACGCTCTGACGAATCGTCGGTGCTCGCCAGGGCGGCGCACCAAGCGGCTGGATGATTGCCGGCGGCTCGATGGACATGCTGAAGAACCGCATCGCCGAACATGTATTCGATCGGCGCTTTGACCAGCGCAAGGCTCCAGTAGAGAATGCTTGATCAGAACCGTCCTCTCACGGCTTTGTCCTAAAATCCATTATTGCTCGGAAGATGCTTTTCCCTGGCAGCAGCGAAATTTACAGAAAAGCAGGTCCGAAATCGGCCAATTTGACCCCGCGAGGGCGATTTTGCTTGTAAATTCAGTGGCTTTCGCTGAATTCCCTAATCAGGCGCGATCTGTGAATTCGTTTGCGCGGATCAGGCAATCGGTCTCGTCGAACAGCCAATTGGTATTGCGAGAGGGCAAAGAGCGGGCGCGGACCTGCCGTCCAAGCGCGTAACAACGCCCGTTGTACTGGCGCGATCGATGAAACCGACAGGACAGCAAGGTCAAATGCGGAGAAGACTGATCCTAGTAGGACGTCGTGGTGAGCGGCCGATACACCGCCAGCACGACACCGTCGAATGCGATGACGGTGTCGCCGATCCGATGTTCGTTTGCGGCAAAGCGCAGGGGTGGTTCGCTGGCATAACGCGGGTCGGTTGAATCGTAACTGAGCTCAAAGCCGAAGCCACTTATGTGGAAACGGCGCGCGGTCATTTCGCGCAGGCCATTTCTGGTCCGTGTGACGATGGTGAGGTCGCCGGGCCGCGGGTCGGTGGCGGGCACCGGTCGGTCGAAGACGATGAGAAAGTCGCCGGGGCGGGCGATGCGGTCGATGGCGCTGCCACGCACCTCAAGCGCATATTGGTAGGCAGCCGGATAGCGCGGATCGGCGGGCACCAGGATCTGCGGCAGCGCGGCGGGCTGGGAGTCCGGCTCAAGCCAGTGACCGGGAGCGATGGCGCCTGACACCGCAAGGGCCGGCGGCGCCGGCTGGCTGTCGGCTTGACCGGCGGCTTTCGCCTCCGCGCTGGCGCTGCTCGCTTCCTCGGGTCCGGTGCCGAACAACAGCCATTCCGGGTTGGCTTGCAATGCCCGCGCCAATCGTTCGAGCACCGGCGTCGTCAACCCGTGCTGGGTGCCCATGCGGAATTGGCGGCGCAGCGAGGTGAGGTATTGCGGGGACATCCCCGCGGCGAGACTGGTGGCACGGTCGGACAGCGCCCCGACCGGCCGCCCGGCCGGCTTCAAGATGCGCTGGCGGCGATCGATGCGCTCGAGAATGGCCTGCAGGTCCATGCTGGGCGTACGGAACCGGTCCACTAAGTGCCTGAGTCTAGGCGGTTTTCCAGACTTCATATATATTACCTTCATAGCTATTGCGTTTGATGGTATTTTAGGTCTATATAGCCCCCCTGTCGGGGGGCGCAACGAGAAAGTTGACCCGATGTCTGAAGATCTCTGCACGGCCGCTGCCGATGGCGCCGCAGCCGCTTCACCCGCTGCGGCCGATGCGGCCGGAGCGCCGGCCGGACCGGCAGCGGACGCGGAACGCGAGGCGATTTTCCCGGCACAGATACTGCGCGGCTTGCTGGCGCGCAATGATTGCCGGATCGAGCACACGCCGATCGAGCGGCTGAAGGGCTACAAGGGCAATGCCCGCAAACATCCAAAGGCGCAGATCAAAAAGCTCGCCGACTGCATCGCGCAGCTCGGCTTTAACGCACCGATTGCGATCGACGAGCATGACGAGGTGATCGCCGGGCACGGCCGGCTGGCGGCGGCCAAGCTCTTGGGCTTATGTCGGGTGCCGACGCTGCGGCTGGTGCATCTGTCGGACGCCGAGAAGCGCGCTTACCGGCTCGCCGATAATCGGCTCGTGGAAGGGAGCGTTTGGGACCGCCAGATCGTCGCCGATGAGCTGAAAGTGCTGGTCAATCTGAAAGTCGACATTGCGCCGCTTGGCTTCACGCTGAAGGACCGGCACGTCATTCCACGCAAGAGCCATGGCGGCACGGCGGCTAGTGCTGTCGCCACGGCGGAAACGAGCGCGCCGCCGGCGGATGTGGTCTGCGCCGCCGGGGATGAGTGGCGGCTTGGCGCCCATCGGCTGTGCTGTGGTCCGGCGCCGGATCACGCGCTCGATGAGCTCATTCGCCGGTGGCAGGCGTTAACCGGCGACGCCGCCACTTTGGCCACCACCGGGCAGCGCTTTGCCGACCTCGAGCGCCAGCGCCGTCAAACGCACCACAGCAAGACGACAAGTCCCAGAACTAGAGGAAAGGAGTGCCATGACTAACACGACCAAGAAGCAGTCGAAGACGGCTGCGGCAAAGACCAAGACCCAGCCGACCGGCGATTATCCGGTCGGCCGCGGCCGGCCGCCGAAAGAGTGGCAATATAAGCCCGGCGAGTCGGGCAATCCGAGCGGTCGGCCGAAAGGCAGCCGTAACAGCCTTAACGGCAAAAAAGCGCTTGAGCGGGTGCTGTCCAAGACGGTGACCGTCACCGAGGGCGACAAGACCCGCAAGACGACGCTGTGGGAAGCGATACTGCTCGCCCAAGCCGCCAAGGCAGCCGATGGCCATGTCGCTTCCATGAAAGTGCTGCTCGACCTTGCCAACCGGCTCGACGCCTTCGCTGAGCCGGGAGCTGATGTGCTGACACCACTGCCGGCCGACGATGAAGCGGTGCTCGAGCGCGCGCTGCAACGGCGCGCCCGCGCTGCCGCTGCGACCGATGACGACGATGACGACGATGACACCCCGCAATGACCGCGACCATTCTGTCGTTGCCCGTCGAGCAACGGCTTCTGTTGGATGCCACCCTGCGCTCGGATCTCGCCGCCTTCGTTGAAAAGGTCTTCGCCTGCGTCGCCCCGGGGCATGGCTTTGTTCCCAATTGGCACATTGACGCCATCTGCCACGGGCTGGCGCAGGTCGCCGCGGGCAGGATCAAACGGCTGATGATCACGATGCCGCCGCGCTATCTGAAATCGATCTGCGCGTCGGTGGCGCTGCCGACCTGGCTGTTGGGCCGCGACCCGACCCGGCGCATCATCTGCGCCAGCTACGCGCAGGGGCTTGCCGTCAAGCATGCCAATGATTGTCGCACGGTGATGAACAGTGACTGGTATCAGCGGATTTTTCCGGCCACCAAGATCGATCCGGCGAAAAACAGCGAAGACGAATTCATTACCACCGCGCGCGGCTTCCGGCTGGCGACATCGGTGGGCGGGGTACTGCTTGGGCGCGGCGGCAATTGCCTCATTGTCGACGACCCGATCAAGCCGACCGACGCCATGTCGGTCGCCAAGCGCGAAGCGGTCATCGAGTGGTATCGCAACACGCTGTCAACGCGACTCGACAACAAGCTCATCGACGCCATCGTCGTGATCATGCAACGGCTCCACGTCGACGACCTGATCGGCTATCTGCTCGAACAGGAGGGCTGGACCCATCTCAATCTGGCGGCGATCGCCGAGACCGACGAGCGTATCGCGATCGGGCCGGCGCAGTATCACACTCGCCGCATTGGCGAAGCGTTGCACCCGGAGCGCGAGCCGCTCGACCTTTTGGCGCGGATCAGGAGCGAAATCGGCTCCGCCACCTTTGCCGCACAGTATCAGCAGACGCCGGTGCCCGACGGCGGCCACATGATCAACTGGGACTGGTTCAAATGGTACGACGGGCCGGCAGCGCTGCCGTTTGAGGAGACCGTCATCAGCTGGGACACCGCGATGAAGCAGACCGAGCTCGCGGACTACTCGGTGGCCACGGTGTGGGGGCGGTTTTGCGACTTCTACTATTTGCTGGATGTGGTGCGGCTGAAGCTCAATTACCCCGACCTGCGCCGCAAGGTCATCGAGATGTACCATCTCTGGAACAAGTCAACGCTGCTCATCGAGGATGCCGGCTCCGGCACCAGCCTGCTGCAGGATCTCCACGCCGAGCGGATCCCCGCCATCGCCATCCGTCCAGAGCACGACAAGGTGGTACGGATGGCGGCGCAGTCGGCCAAGATCGAAGGCGGTGCCGTCTTCCTGCCGCGGCGCGCGCCCTGGCTCGACGATTTGCGCAGCGAAATCCTGGCGTTTCCGCACGGCACCCACGACGACCAGGTCGATTCCATCTCGCAGGCGCTCAGTTATCTGTCGCGGCCACGCTTGGGGCTTGGCCTCGTAGCCGCCTAAAGGCAACTCGGGCGGTTCTCCAATGGCCGTCGGCCGGTGCGGCGAGGACGATTCCGAGGTCGACAGCTGCAAGGCGAGCCCGAGCTCAAAGCCGCAGTAGCTTTTCTAGGCCTTCTTGTGCTGCCGCTTTCGCAGTCTAACGCCAGGTCCGCCGCCGTTCTCGTCGATGAGCTCGACGCCAGCTCTTTAAGGCGTTTTGCATGTGCTGGCCGCTTCGATAGATTCCACGCGATGCCGGCGGCAATCTCCAACGCGTGCCTGGTGCGTTTCGACAACAACAAATATTCGGTGGCTGCCAATGCGGTAGGGCGGCCGGTCGAGGTTTATGCCTATGCCGATCGCATCGTCATTCGCCAGAACGGCCGCGTCTCCGATGAGCACCGGCGTTCCTTCGGCCGCGGCGAGGCAATCTACGATCCCTGGCATTACGTGCCGGTTCTCGCCCGCAAGCCCGGCGCTCTCCGCAATGGCGCTCCCTTCAAGGACTGGGTGCTGCCGGCCGCAATGGAGCGCATCCGGCGCAAGCTTGCCGGCGCCGATGATGGCAATCGGCAGATGGTCAACATCCTGACCGCGGTGCTCACCGACGGGCTGCCGGCGGTCGAAGCGGCGTACGCCGAGGCGATTACACAGGGCGTCCACTCCGCCGACGTCGTGCTCAACATTCTGGCCCACCAGCGCAATCCCGATCCGCCTCCCGCCATCATGACGCCGGCCGCGCTCGATCAGCTCCCCGCCCCGATTGCCGATTGTGCCCGCTACAACAACCTCAGGAGAACCGCCTGATGGAACGATCCGAGCTCTTCGACCTCATGGGCGAGCTTCAGCTCTACGGAATGAAGGCTGCCTTCGACGAGATCATGGCGACCGCGATCAAACGCCAGCACGAACCGCAGCGCAACATCGGCGACCTGCTCACCGCCGAGATCAACGAGAAGAAGGCGCACTCCATCAAGTACCAGCTTACCATCGCCAAGCTGCCACTCGCCAAGGACCTTGAAGACTTCCAGTTCGACGGTACCCCGATCAACGAGACGCTGGTGCATGATCTCGCCAGCGGCGGCTTCCTCGTCCAGCAGCGCAACGCTGTCCTGGTCGGAGGCACCGGCACGGGAAAGACGCATCTTGCCATCGCGATTGCCAGAAGCTGTATCAGAGCCGGCGCCCGGGGCCGCTTCTACAACGTCGTCGATCTCGTCAACCGGCTCGAGGCCGAGACCCGCAATGGTCGACAGGGCAGGATTGCCGATCACCTGACCCGCATGGACTTCGTCATTCTCGATTAACTCAGTTATCTGCCCTTCGCCCAGGCCGGCGGCCAACTCCTGTTCCACCTCATCAATCGGCTTTATGAGCGTACCTCGATCATCGTCACCACCAATCTGGCCTTCGGCGAATGGCCCAGCGTCTTCACCGACGCCAAAATGACGACCGCGCTGCTGGATCGCCTCACTCACCACTGCGACATCATCGAAACCGGCAACGACAGTTGGCGCTTCAACAGCCGGGCCGAGGATCACACCAGCCGCGATCGCGCCGTCTCCGCAACCCCGACCCGACGGGCGCGACCGCTACCGCCCGGACCCGTCGATCAAAGGGGTCCCTTTTGGATGCCGATCAAGGGGTCCCCATCCAACGCCGTTTGACACCCAAACTGCGGAAACTTCCCGGCTTTCCTGGAGCCACGCCGGCTCGCCGAAAAGGCGCTCGCGGCTGTGGTGTTCCGGCGAGCTATGGCGCAACACGCACGGCGCTCGCTCATAACTTGCCGCGGACCGGTGCGGGATATGGTCTTCGTCGGGTTAAGGCCTCAGCTCTCGACGATTTTCTCGATTTCAACAAACCCGATCTTGGTCCATCGAATGCCGTCGATCGCATGAGCGCGGCACGCAATATGATCTTCCTCGACAATGATGGGGGGCAAGAGCAACAGGTGTGCGCCATTTCGGCAAATAATGGTTACCCGCTTGTCCTCCTGCGCGGCGTGCGCCATCGCCTCTAGAAACGCTTTCTTGCGTTCGGAACCCATGTCGGTGGCGTTCTTTTCGCCTTCCTCTTCCCACGCCGCGTGACGCGCGGAAGCCTGTGACGCGTGTTTGCCGGACACAATTGCTCTTTCTCTTTTGCCTGGGACTGCGGGGATTTTCGGAGGGACGATACCTGGCACGGGAAACTCCTATGGTCGCGTCGCCGACCGTCAACCCGACCAAAATCGGTCCGCGTGGATAGAGCCATAATGCCATAGGCGGCCCAGCACGATACAGGATTACCGCGTCGAGGCGACAGGCGACAGACGCGGCAGGCGAGCTGCTGTCTAGGAACCCTTACCGCCCTGCCGCTTGCGTAAGCGCACCCCAGGGCCGCCGCCGTTCTCCTCGATGAACGCCGGCACCGCCAGTCACTCACCTCGCGGCTGGGTTAGCCGAGGGTGGGTAATTTTTGAAAAACAACCCCATGCAAAGTACGCAAAGTATTTGGAGCGATTCAGTCACACAACATGTTGGTGCACTAAGGCAAAGACCGAGCTACGGACTGATCACAGGGGCGCTGCACCGTCGCACGGTTAGGCGCCTGAAGGGCTCAACACGGCGCTCTCAGGTGGAACGTGGGTCCATCAAGGAGAGAGAAAAGATGCCCGAAAGTGAGTACCATTTGGACGCCGAGACACTGACCGAAGTGTTCGGCACGACTGATCGTGGTTTTAATTATGGCCTGCTCCGACAGCTCCGTCGCGCGAGTCCTAAAGACAGTGATGAAGTCGAGTTCATGCTGGCCGTAATCAAGGAGTTAAAACCAAGAAATCGTCTCGAGGCGATGCTTGCGGCGCAAATGGCTGCCGTTCACATGGCAACCATGACGCTCGTCGGGCAACTAGCGCAAGTCGAGGAAATTGCCCAGCAGGACAGCGCCGCGACTGCGCTGACGAAGCTGTCGCGCACCTTCACAATGCAGCTCGAGGCGCTGACGCGTTCCCGGACCGGTGAACAGAGCGTTACCGTCCAGAACGTGTCCGTGGGTCAGGGTGGCCAAGCAATTGTCGGCAACGTAACCCAGACTACACGCAATACGGCACTGGAGAAGCCAGCGGACCTAACGCCGGCTTTGACTGATGCTCGGCAACCTGCAATGCCGATCATCGAACCGAAACGTGCGCGGGTTCCTCTGCGGCGAGGGCGAACGAATGACGGGCGGCCACCCGCGTAATACCGGCCCGATGCTGTCGAGCCAACGGTGTGGGGCGAAAACGCGCTCTGGCGGGTCCTGCCGGTCGCCGGCAGTGAGCGGAAAAAGACGCTGCCGGATGCACGGTGGTGCTCCGGGATCGGGCGCGCCACGTGACAATCAAAACGCTTTGAAGCATGGACGGTATACACGCCAAGCTTTCGAAGAACGCCGGCAACTGCAGGTCTTGCTACGGCAATCTCGTAAGCTGATTCAAGGTATCAAGTGATTGTTCTGGGACCGGGCCATTTGTCCGCTTGCTGATGTTTGCTTCTGCGCAACAGCCGTTCGGGCGCATAAGAAATTGGGTTCGTTTCGCTAATGCGCCTTCAGCTAGGCGCAGTCGGAGTTGGGAGCGACCGTAGAGTCTCCGATTAGGGCTTATTCTCTCTTATGCTGTCGCTTCCGTAGCCGGACCCCTGGGCCGCCCCCGTTTTCGTCGATGAATTCGACGCCCGCTACCTCGAGGGCGTGCTGCAGGCCGTCCATTGTCGATTGCTTCGCATCGGCGCCGTTTTCGATGCGCGTGACGGTATTGGCAGTTACCCCGGCTTTTTTAGCAAGGTCCCGCACGCCCCATCCCAAAGCAGCCCGAGCCATTCGCACTTGAATGCCTCTCATTGGTGCATTGTCCAAATACAGGTTGACATTGTATCGATTACGTCCTAGTGCATTTGTACAGTGTACCAATGCCCTAGGACGCAAGTTAACGGAGATAGCCTATGAGAACATATATCCAGAACGTTCAAAACCGTCGCTACTTTGTTGGCGGCTCGGACGCCCGGATCATCATGGGGGACGATGAGACGGCCTTGGTACGGCTGTGGCGGGAGAAGCGGGGGGAGGCGGAGCCCGAGGATCTATCGGGCAATCTTATCGTCCAGCTGGGCTTGGCGACCGAGGAGCTGAACCGGCGCTGGTACGAGGCCAATACCGGGCAGGTCATCACCGATATCCAGAAGCGGGTGTTTCATCCCGCACTCAAATGGATGGCAGCGACATTGGATGGCCGCGTGGCGGGCAGCGACGCGGTATTCGAAGCCAAGTTCATGCTTCCATGGTCATTCTCGGAGGAGGGGGCAGCATCGAAGTACATGCCGCAGCTGCAGCACAATATGTGGGTTTTGGCGGCAAGAAACGCGGTGCTCTCGGTCATTACGGGAGGAGGGAAGTGGGTGGAGATCCTCGCTCATGCCGATCCGCTCTATCAGCACCTCATCGTCGCCGCAGAACGGAAGTTCTGGCGCTGCGTCGAGAACGGCGAAGAACCCAAGGTGTTCGGGGTCGAACCGCCCAAGCCGCGGATCGAGGCCATCCGCATTGTCGATATGTCGACCTCCAATGCCTGGGCGGAATTCGCCGGCGTCTTTGCCAGGACCCGCCAAGCCTATCTCGACCACGAGACTGCCAAGGCCGAACTGAAGGGCCTGATGCCGGAGGATGCCAAGGAAGCCAGCGGCCACGGCGTGCGCGCCAAGCGGTCCAAGTCAGGGGCGATCAGCTTTGAACTTCTGCAGAGCGGGGAGGCAAGCCATGCACCGCTCTAGTCAATCCTTCGCCTCGCTGGCTGCAGCTCTGGCCAAGGCCCAAATCGCCCTCACCAACCCAGAGAAATCGCTGCTCGGGACCATTAAGGCTGCGTCCGGGTCAAGATCGGCGGAGGGCACCGAGCGGGTCTTTCGCTACGCCTCGCTGGCCAGTGGTCTCGATATTGTGCGCAAGACCCTGGGTCAGCATGAGATCGCCACGGTGCAGACGACCGCCATCGACCAGGCAGCCGGCACGGTCAATCTGACCACGGTCTTGGCCCACGCCTCCGGCGAGTGGATTTCCTCCGACTGGCCGGTGTGCACCATCGCGGATTCGGAACAACCGCATCGCATGGGCGCGGCGCTGACCTATGCCCGCCGTTACGCCTTGTTCACGCTGGTCGGCATCGCCGGCGAGGACGATCTCGATGCGCCGGATCTGGTGGTACCGCCAGTGGCAAGGTCTGAACATCCAGCGCGCCGGACGGACGACAAAGCCACGCGCCACGGTAATGGCTCGGGCGCAACGAAACTTCCGATGGCGCGCCATAGCAAGGCGGTCCCTTCGCTCGAACGGCAGTCACTCGACCCACAGCAATCGGCCTTGCGGCGCGATCTGTTGTTGTCAGGGTTGACAGCACTGGAGTCAGCCGACGCTGCCGCCTTATGGGCACAACGCGTCATGGCGACCAAGAACAGTCTGACGGTCGCTGACGCCCAGCGCGTAGAGGAAGCCTTTCAAGCCTTGCTGGCAACCCTCGCCACGAAGGAAGTGCCGGAGACGCCATCGTTGTCTGAGCCGAAGCGACCAAGGCGATCTCGGTCCAAATCCATTGACAAGAGTGTGCTGGCCTTTCCGGAGCCGCGGCGCATTCGCGACCGCGATCACGTGCGCTTTGTCGCCCAACAGTCCTGTCTGATCTGCGGCCGCAAGCCTTGCGATGCTCACCACCTGCGCTTCACTCAGAACAAAGCGCTCGGGCGCAAAGCCAGTGACGAGTTCACCGTTCCGCTCTGCCGCGGACATCATCGCGAGGTCCATCACTGCGGCGATGAAGCCGCCTGGTGGCAGAAGACCGGAATTGATGCGGCGGATGCGGCACGGGCGCTATGGCTCAAGACACGGCCATTATCGCCGCCGAGGCGTCACCGGCCAGCACCAAATTACGAAACAAAGCCAATTTCGCCGGTCAACGCTTGATGACCTCATTTAGGCAGATTGAAGCCAACCGCCGCAATGCACGCAAAAGCACGGGGCCCGTCACCCCGGACGGCAGGGCCAGATCCCGATGCAACGCGGTTCGCCATGGACTTACCGCCGAGACCGTCATCGGCGCGCTCGAGGATGCCGAAGATTACCGGGCGTTCGAAGCAACGATTGTCGCCGATTATGATGCTCAATCGGCTGTGGAACGCGAGCTGGTCCTCCGGTTGGCAAGCCTGCTGTGGCGGCTACGGAGGGCTGCAGCGATGGAAACCGGGTTGTTCGAGATCCAAGCCGAGCATCTCAGCGAGTTTCGCAACGCGCGCCAGCAACTCCCAACAGCATCGCAAGACATTCTCCATGCGCTTTTCGGCCGAACCGCTGCCCATGCACCGGCACAAATAGCCTCTGATTTAGCGTCACATATGCCTTCTGCCGTCACTCCCTCAGCCGAGCTCGCGGGATGCTTTCTGCGATTGGCCAATTTGCCAAGCTTCGTCCTTGATCGGCTTAGCCGCTATGAAGTTGCGCTTTGGCGGCAGGTCGACCAATTGCTCGTGACGCTCGACGCTCTCGATCGCCGCAAACCGCAGGAACGAAAGCAGCGTTCGCGGTCGGATATGGGCGAGCGAAGATGCTAAAAGCGAGCGCCGCGATCGGCCGGCTTGCCGCAGCCCGGTGAAAACTGAGCGCATTTGGCTATCTGGTTGATCCAGAAAAAAGCCGGCGCCGGTACATTAGGGCCGTCGGTCGCCGGTTAAACGATAGTTGGCGTAATACGCGCGGGCACCCAGCAACTGGGTTTCGTAACACTTGTTTCAACTGCCTAACCAATTAGGCAGTCGTCGCCATTCACGAAACATTTGGTCGGCGATAGCCCGACCCTTAGGAGTTAAGACGATCCGGGTTCTTTGCTGCGGTCCCGTACCCGGCAGAGGCTTGATGGCAATCAGGCCAAGGCCGGCCCCGCCATTTCGGCTCCGAGGGCCGATGTCGCGAAAGTATCTCGTCATTTTGCGGCGCTCGATGCCTATCATCCGGGCATACTCGTTATTCCCTTTGCCCTCATCAAGAGCGACTATTAAAAACGCAATTGCAAAGGGAAGTGGAATCGATCGGGAGCCACGCAAATTTAAGAGCGGTTTAAGCGCCCACAACAACGCCTGAATGCCGGCGCGCTTGTCGCTCTGTATTCTGGGGGTGTCAGGATTGCGAGACGAACGATCTACTGCCGCGGCTGACTCTAGCGCTTCCACAATTTCGCGTGGCATGTCGAGAGTCAGCACCCACTGACGCCGCCCCG